ATGCGGCTGATACGCACCGAGACAAACCGTGTGCATAACGCCGCCGAAAAGGAGGCATACGAAGAGGAAGGCATAACGGAATACAGATTTCTCGCCACCCTTGACGGGCGCACCTGTGATGTCTGCGGCGCTTTGGACGGCAAGACTTTTCCGGTCTCCGAAGCGAAAGAGGGCATAAACTATCCGCCGCTCCATCCGAATGACCGTTGTACGACGACGGCAGTCATAGAGGGACAAAACCGAGCCGAACTCAAACGCCGGGCATTGGATCCCGAGACCGGGAAAACCGTGCTTATTCCGGCGGAAACGACATATGAAGAGTGGCTTGCGGATAATATAAATCCTCTTACCGGGAAGCTTAAATATTACCCGCCCAAGACTTTGACGCAGGTGTCCTCCTACAACAGAGACCAGTTCGAGCGATATTCGGCAGTCTTGAAAGAAAATGTGCCGGATTCTCTTGATGAATTCTTAAAAATAAAGTATAATGATTCTGAAAAGTGGAAGACGCTTAAAAGGCAATACCGCTTTGTGAATCAATACAAGATAGATTCAGGCAATTTCTCTACTGATGAAATCTTACAGTTTGATAAAAAGGTCGTTTATGAAAAAAGACTCCAGTTCACGAGCAAATACAAAAGAAGCGGAAACATCGCCGGAGCATATATCGATGATGATTTTGACAATATGTACTATGCACATAGTGCAGTATCTACAAAAGCAGATAGCAGTGGGTATAAAGGAACTGGAAAATTGGTTTTACTAAAAGAGGCACGACGTTTTAAATATATTGCTGTTCGCCGAGAGGATGGAACGATAAGAGAAGGAACCCACAATGATACTGAGGCAAAGCTTTTTGAGTTCTTTGCTGATTTGTATGAAACAACCCCCTTTAAAAAGATATGTATGCTTTCCGAACGTGGAATGTGTGATAGCTGTAAAGGGGTGATGCAGCAATTTAAAGAACTATACCCGGATGTTGAAGTGAATGTTATCTCAAACAAAAGGGTTGAAGGCAATGTTTGGAAAGAAAGGATGAGAAAAAGATGAAATACGACCTTGATTATCAGGGCGCAACAGAAATTTTTGAAAGTCGTGTGATTACGAGTATACCGCCAATAACGGGAAGACTTCTCGAAAATTCATATCTTCCGGAGTTCGATCAGGATATCCTTGAAGAGGCTGAACGCCTTAACGCGGTGCTCCCGCTGATAAAGTGGGAAGTGGACAACAACGACCTTTCAAGAGCTATGAGCGACGAGCTCTATCTCTACTATGAGGATTTGCTCAAAGGCCGCCTCGACGGAATACTGGACGAAGATGAAGCCCCCATAATCATAAAAGACCTCACCGAGAGCTATATAAAAGCTTTCGGAAAAGATACTCTTGATGAAGAGGATCAATAATAAATAACAAGCCGTCAAGCGAAAGCGAGGCGGTTTTGTCATATCACAACATAATAATTACAGCGTTTTGCAGTCAAATGCAAAGCGCTGTTTTTATATCCAAAAATCGTTTGCCTGTATCGTAAAACAGGGTAACAGTTGACCTTAACTGAGAAAAGGAGTGTAAAAAAATGGCAGAAGAAAAAAAGGATGTCGAAACCTTGGAGGGGCAGGGCGCCGAGGAGCAGAAAGAGCAGTCTCAGCCCGAAAAAAAGTACACCGACGAGGAAGTAAACAACATCAGTGTCAAGAACAGCAAGAAGGCAGTCGCCAAGCTCATGAATATACTGTATGAATGCAAAAAAGCCACCGGCTTACTCCAGAAGGCTGGGCTACAATTGCCCAGTGTCCTGCTTCGCACCGATGGCTATGTACACAGTATACGCGATTCCGATTCAAGTGTCAAGCAATTTGAAAATGTAACAAAGCGACTGTAGGTTTACAATAGATGCGAGACTGAATCGGGAGCATTGAAATAGAAATGGAAAAAGCCTTGAAACCGCTGATACACAACAACTTCAAGACTTCCTCTTTGGTGATCCATCGGAGATTCGAACTCCGGACACCTTGATTAAAAGGGATAGTTTGTTGCGCAAAAAACGTTGATATATATAGGCAAATGCGAATGTGTGTTCACAATTTGTTCCCAACCGTTAAAAAATCACGTGCGCTCAGTTATAACAAATTGACCGCTTTTTGAAGCTGATCGATGTCAACATGGGTGTAGACTTTATTGGTAACGACTTCCGAAGAATGTCCCATGAGTCGCTGAATATCCCATTTATCTGCGCCGTTGCGGTGCAACATAGAAGCAAATGTGTGCCGTGTTGCATGTGGCGTCAGGCGTGGCAGACCGAGCGCTTCAAGCGTGGGGTAATACCATTTTGCACGGAAGTAGCGCGCGGTTACCGGTACAAGCTTGCCACAGTGCTCGTGGCAGACGATAGTCGGACCGTTTTTATCGAGCCACTTTTGCAGATACGGCATTACTTTATCCGACACCGGGACAACTCTGTTCTTTCCGGCTTCGGTCTTTTCACCGCCGCGAAGAGTATGATTTGTGGCATCCCAGCTGAACGACGTAAGTGCCAAAAATTCATTGATTCTCCACCCCGTGTAGCACATAATCAGGATTAGGTCGGCATACATAAAGCCTTCCTTAGCTGCGGACTCGAGCTTTTGCAAATCGAGATCGCTGAATGGTACCTTTTCTTTTGTTTCGGCTTTTGGCAGCGTGACGAAGGTTGCATAATTTTTGATAACAATATCGTTTTGCACGGCGTAATCACAGAGTAGGGAAGCAAAAAGTTTTATTTTTTGCAGAGAAGAGGCGGAGAGTCCGTTCTGATGTGCCGTGTCAACGACCGTTTGAAAATGGGCGGCTCGTAAATCCTTTACTTTATATGAGCCGAGGACAGCAAGCTTATTCCATGCCGCATTATAATTGTCCTGTGTCTGTTTCGCGAGATTCTTAAATTTTTGTAATTTCTTATACTCGGCGCACAGTTGTGCGAGTGTGATATTTTCAGCCGAAGCCGGAACATCAATATGCGGAGTCTTATGCCATGCGCCGAGGGCTGTCATTGCCTCTGCCCTCGTGGCGTAGCAGCCTATCAGCTTGCGCTGCTTTTCGAGGGAATATTCGGAGCTGCTCTGCGGAGCAAGAACAGCCCAGGGTTTGCGCCGGTTTCCGCTGAGTTTGCGGATCGTTCCATATCCGTTCGGATTTTTCATAAAAAATACCGCTCCTTTGCTTGTACTTTCCCGGAGCGGGTGATATAATAAATATATCAACTCACTCTGTCGTAGGTGTGGTTTGATGCTCCGCCCGTCCCTGTTCCCGCAGGGGCGGGCTTTTTTTATTTTATAGGATAAATAGTCACATAGATTTCGGGCTTTCCGTTATCGTCAAAATCGCACTCTTCAACCTTGCCGACGATTCTGCTCGCACCTTCGGCGTATTCGATAGCAGCCTTTGGCAGCTCTCCAAAGTCTAAAGGGCCGTCGGTTACGATGTATTTATCATCATCAACAAAGACCCACACGCTATCGCCGGGGCTTAATACTTCGGCATTTCTTGCACGCGAGATTCCTTCGCCGTCTTTTTTGGTAACTCCGATAAGCTTAAATGTCCGACCTTTGAAATAATCCAAGTCCTTATAAAAGCCTATGAGAAAGTATGCATCTTCTGTCGTCAATCGTTTAAGGCAGCAGAGCATTTCGTCGCCACGCTCAAGCCAATCGTGGATCATATCCTGCAAGCGTCCTTTGTGCACATACCCTATCTTCTTTCCCTCGAGGTACAGAGCAACGGCACGGGAATCATATTCGTTTTCCGGCTCAAGGACTATATCCAAACTTTTTCCGGTTTTTCCGATTAAGTCTGCAACACCACAAACATCAGGGAGCATAACGAGGTGTGCTTCGTAGCTATATTTAAGTGCTTTACCGTCAATAACATTCGGAAGAAAATGAAAGTTCTGTTTGTCTTTCTCGGGTATAAAAAGCGGACCGGAGCCGGTTTCTGCCGGCTTGACCGGCTCGGAGTCCGGCACAGCTCGGTCGGGGATGTCGATGGAATCAACCGCGGCGTCCTTTTTCTTTTTTGCGTGTCGCAGAATCAGGAACACGCAGACGGCAACAGCCGCGAGGCCGGCCACGATAAGCACCGCAAAAAGAGCCGGGTGGGCGCTTTCCTTGATTTTTTCGATAAGTGCCATTATGCCGCCGAGTAAAAACATTACCGCGATAATCAACACCCAACTGACTTTTTTCTTGCCTTTTGCCATTTATTTGACCTCCAATCTTATTACAAGCGCCCGAGGGCTTGTTCTTTATAATAGCTCATAGCTTTTTGCATGAACGGCACGGTCACGTCAAAATATTCGGAAAGTTCCCATGATTCTGTGAAACCGTGCTTCACCGCTTCCTCAAGCTCGTCCTCCGGGACGAGCTTTTTTATTGCCCACTTGTCGGCGGCATATTCGTGCTTGGCGCGGACGTCGCAGGCGGCATGTATGTTGTAAAAGCTGCCCGTGACACAATGCCCGAGCTCGTGTGCCAAACGGACGCACTCGTCACTGGTCGTCTCCAAACAAAACGGATCAATTCCTATGTAACACTTTCCGTTCCGCCGCATAGCCGATACTGCGCCGATTATCGGCAGAGAGACTGCAAGCACTTCAATGTTCTCTTCTTCTGCTAAATCATACAAGCCGTCAAGACTACTCATTTTTGTTTCTTTCCCTTTCCAAAATAAACTTTGCAAAATGTTTGACTTCTGCATACATTTCCGGAGTTATTTCTTCTTCTGTCGCGCCGTCAAAAAGTGCAAACATGATGTCCTCGTCGTTGACTTCTTGAGATGTCGGACGCTCTCTCAAAAGTTCGTCAACCGAGGTTTCGAGGCATTCGGCTAATTTCAAAAGAGTCTCGTAGGATGCCTCCCTTTTACCGGTTTCATAGTTGCAATATGCCTGGCGGCTTATCCCCAAATAATCCGCGACATTCTGTTGTGACAAATTCTTTTTGTTTCTGTAATAGGCCATATTATTCATTTCTACCACCTCGATACTATTATACGCAACATTTTGTTGCATGTCAATCATTGCAACAAAATGAAACATTAATATACCGGGAAAAGTAAAAAAATAAAAAAATGTAAACAAAATGTTGACATATCGACTTGAACATGCTAAAATCATGTCAACAAAATGAAGCAAAGAGGTGCTTGAAATGAGAACTTATCTCGTGAAAAGACGAAATGAACTAAATCTTTCGCAACAAGACGTTGCCAATTCTATTGGAATCAGCCGACAGTATTTCAATTCTATCGAAAATGGTACGCGCCAAAAGAAAATGGACATCACTCTCGTTGCAAAACTCGCGACAGCCTTGAATCTTACGGTGGAAAATATTATTCACGCCGAGGAAAACTGGCTTAAAGAGCAGAGCGCTTGAGGAAAGGAGCTACACAATGAACAACATATCAACCTTTAACAACCCTGCATTTGGCAGTGTGAGAGCTGTCAGTGTGAACGACGAACCGTATTTTGTCGGCAAAGATGTTGCCGAGATACTCGGATACGAAAGACCGACAGACGCAGTGAGAAAGCGCGTTGACCCCGACGATAGAGGGTCGCCAAAATGGAGACCCCCTCCGGAGCGCAGGAAATGACCATTATCAACGAGTCAGGTCTTTACAGCCTTATCCTCTCAAGCAAACTCCCGAAAGCCAAAGAGTTCAAGCGCTGGGTAACGGCGGAAGTGCTTCCGGCAATCCGTAAAACGGGCGGCTATGTCAACGACACGGCACAGTTCGTCGAGAGCTATTTCGGACAGCTCGACCCGAGTCAGAAGCACGCGCTTACGATGATGTTTGACGAGAGCAAAAGAATGAGCGCACAGCTCAAGGAGCAAGCCCCGAAAGTCCTTTTCGCGAACGCGGTAGAGACGGCGCACAACTCGATTCTTATCGGCGACCTCGCGAAAATCATCAGACAGAACGGCGTTGACATCGGTCAGAAGAGACTTTTCGACTGGATGCGTCAGAACGGATATCTCATCAAAGGCGGTCAGAGCAAGAATATGCCGACTCAGAAAGCGATGGATATGAACCTCTTCGAGGTCAAAGAAAGCACGGTGAACAACCCTGACGGATCGGTGAGAATCACCAGAACGACGAAAGTCACAGGTAAAGGTCAGACCTATTTTGTCAAGAAGTTCTTGGCTTGAAAAAGGAGCGGAAACAGCATGCGAAAACCTACGACAGAGGAGATCCTCGCCATCGACGGCAGCGTGCCGGTCGAAATGGCGGCGCGGTACCTTGGCCAGTCGAAAGACTTTATTTACTGCGCGATGCAAAAACAAGTCTTGCCGATTGGCACAGCGTATATCCGCGAGAAAGAATGGTGCTACGACATAAGACCGCAGGCGCTCGTAGAATACAACGAGCATGGCGGGGTTATGCAGCACAAGGAGTTCGAACGATTCGTGCGCGCGATGATTGCCAACGCCGTTGAAATGGCTATACTTGCCGAGAACTGAATAAACAACAAAGAAAGGAAGAAAAGAAAATGATTGAAAGCTTAAAAAAGACCCGCGCGGACTTTCAACGCGCATGCGACCGTCACGATGCCGAAGAAATGCAAAGACTGTCCGGCAAGCTTTGCACAATGCTTGCGCAGGAGATCATGATGGCATTCGGCGGAGTTAGTATCGCCGACAGCGTTGTGATTTTGGCCGCTTGCAAATTGACAGGGATATTTGTCAAGGATGCCGGGAAAAAACTCGGGCTTTCCGACGAAGTTTTGGAAGCAGGGGCGGACGAACTTGCGGAGTTTGCGAAAAAAAACACCACGAGAATACTGGTCGCAAAGTTTGTACGTAAGGAGGCCGACAGCGATGACTAAAGACTTGCTTATCGTCGGCGCGGTCGTCGCGCTGGTGGCGATTATGATACTCGCGGCTCTGCCGGAGATAACAAGCGCGATGCCGGAGGTCTATTATGTCGAGCCGACCGAGCCGGAAGCGGTCGCAGAGCCGACAACGGTTTTGCAGTCAACTGCAAGCGTCAGATATGCCCTGACCGCCGCCGAGCGCGACGAAATCGAGCGGGTAGTCATGGCGGAAGCAGGAGCCGAGCCGTATGTCGGTCAAATGGCGGTTGCGCAGTGCATTTTAAACGCCTGCGAGCAGGAGGACAAAAGCCCGGACGAGATCGCCGAGCTTTACGGCTACACGGACAGCCGCCCGGAGCCAAGCGCAGAGGTCAAAAAAGCGGTCGCGGCAGTGTTTGACAACGGCGAGACGGCGACGGATGCGGAGATCCTTTACTTTTATGCGCCAGCGCTGTGTACAAGCAGCTGGCACGAGTCGCAGGCCTATGTCTGCACCATTGGCGGACACAGATTTTTTGAGGAGGCGGAGCAATGAGAGCACTTTTGATAGTGACAATTGTGAGTTTATCATTAAATGCACTGCTTCAAATCATCTTGCTTATGCACGCGATAATAACTGACGATGATGCGGAATATCGGAGTATACCAAACATTTTGTATTCCGTTGCCTTGATTATGATGTTTGCGCAAAAACTGATGGAACTTTGAGAAAAGAGGAGAATCAAAATGACTGACAAAGAACTCATCGAAGCGCTTAGCCGCTTAAAAGTGGAAACCGGATCGCTCGTCTGTACGGGTTGCGGACATGAACACAACTGTGGAATACACGGTTGCGCAATCATCCGCGAAGCACAAGACATCATTGGTGCGCTTAGCAGCATAGCAGACGACCGTCTCGACGCGCTGACCACGTGGCCGTGGATAAGTGTCAGGGACGGGCTGCCGGAGACGGAAGATTTAGTGCTGGCAATAGTCAGTGGCAAGCCTAAAAGCAATATTACTTTGATAGACGCGCCCGAGATTGCGTCATATTGGCGTGATGACGATGGCTGGCTTATTGATGCCTATCCAGATTGGGATAATCCAAAAGTGACCTACTGGATGCCGATACCGGAAATGCCGAAAAAAAAGGAGAACTGAGCTGTGACCTTGAATTTTGTAATACGAACGATATTTGAAATAGCCGGTATATTACTGCTGCTTTACGGATTTGTCCACGAGGACAAGCTTATCGCTTTTGAGGATAAGTTCAGGGCGAAAATCAAGAGAGGGCATAAAGAAAAATGAGTGAGTGGCATCGACGCAAAGTCTGTAAGGGCTGTTTTTGGCTAAGAAAAATTGGCAGTGCAACGGACGGATATGACGGCAAGTGTTGCGCGTATACCTATTATACCGACCGATTTCGACAAACGCCCGTGAGGGAGGACTTTTGCGAGTGCTACTGCAAACGGAAAGGAGCAGGAAAGCAGTGGAATTGAAAAATCACATACTGGCGCACCCCGAGGTGCTTGAGGCGGTGCTTGCCGACTACAGCGGCCGATTCGTCAGCCGCCGGGATTATAACGACGGCAAGACTTACGGCTATGTAACAAACCTTAAAAATCAAAACATGGCTATCGAGTATACGCACTACAAAAATCAGCTTGGCGAGCGTCACGCGCTGTCCGACAACGAGCGTTTTGACTTTGACAACCAGATGATTAAAAAATACATACCTCAAATGGCGGAGCGGGTCGAAGAAATCGAGCGCGAAGAGGGCTCTGCGCTGCGCTTGCCTATATCCGTGCCGGTGTCGATATATTTTGACAGAAGCCGCCGTGGCATGGACGAAAACAGCCGCCCGAGTGAATTTTTGATAATCATTGAAGAAAAAGGAAAAAGCCGTAAGCACATCTGGAAAGCCGACGGACGTGAGGCTGTCGTGGCTTATCTTGACGAATATGCGAAAAATGTGTTGCCGAGGCTTGACAGATATGAAAAAGGACGCCCTGCGGTAACAGGACGCCCAAAGGATGTTGAAACAACACCAAACACCGTCAATAGTATAACACCGCCGCCGGAAAATGTCAACGGGGGCGCGATATGAAAATACGGTCTTACAGATGCCCGAAATGCGGGCGTGAATATAATTTTGCCGACGGCAACAAAACAAGACTCTGCCGCGCTTGCGGCTGTGAGCTCGACAGTCTGACAGTCTACTCGACGGACGACGGCAGCACGGCCAGCGACCAAACCGCCGAGACCAAGCGAGAAAACCGCGAGGCCGAGGAGCAGGAAGCGCTTTTTGTGTGGGCGGAGTACCAATCCGCCGCACACCCGGAACTGAATCTTTTATACCACATCCCGAACGAAGGCAAGCGTAGTGTCTCATACGGCGCCGCGCTCCGGCGGCAGGGAATGAAAAAGGGCGTGCCTGACCTCTGCCTGCCGGTCGCCCGGGGAAAATACCACGGTTTGTACATCGAAATGAAAGCCGGCCGAAACAAGCCGACGGTCGACCAGCAATGGTGGCTCGAAGCGCTTGAAAGGCAAGGTTTCCGCGCCGTGTGGTGCTACGGCTGGGAGCGGGCGAAGGAAGAAATATTGGAATATCTGAGTTTAAAGGAGACAGAAAAATGACAGAACTGATGAAAAAGGCAATAGTCAAAATCGACGCCGAGAGCGAAAAGGGCGGCTCGAATCAAAAGCGGATTGCGCAGTACATAATTGACGACCTTATCACCGACGATATCAGCGCGGGCAAGGTCGCGGATGGGAAAAAGAGCCTTGCGGACTGTGTGAAAGCCGTGACAGGAAAAGCAAGAAAGCATGCCGAGAACGGCTGCGCGATGGTCGAAGATGAAACGGTCTACTCTTGGATCCGCGAATATTACGGCATCGCCGAAGAGCCGAAGACCGACAACATTATCAGCCTTGACCTTGCGGATCTGCTTTGAGGTGGCGACATGGGACAAAAAGCAAAGAAAATCACCGACAAACAGTATCAGCACGCGAGAAAAATGGCTTTTGCCAAGTCGATCGACGGTCTGCCGAAAAAGGTCGCGCAGTGGGTTGACGACAGCGTCCTGCTG